CCATCTGCCATTATTCATCTCCCTCCTTTCCATCTAATCTGTATTTATTCTGTAGCCGTCTCATTTTGGCCTTGCACTCGCTACTATCGTTTTTAGAGGGTTTCCAAGACCGTATCTCTACTAACTGAGATACAGCCGTCCCCTCTGGCATACCGTTAAGTAGCGCGATAAATTCGGGCCATGTAAGCCGGCCTTGTGCTTCAAAGAGGTTGATGTTGTACGCTTGCACAAAGCTAGCGTATATCTCCTGCGCGTCTACTTCAAAATCAATCAAACGAATATCATCTTCTTCGTCCTTGGCTACTGGCATAGGGTTGCCGTTACGGTCATAAACCACGCGCTCTTTTTTAGTTTTCAAAAAATGCTCGTCGATATATTCCCATACGGCAACGATTTCCTCTGGATTGTCCAAGGCTTCGTCCGTCATCATTAAAACCGCTGTACGCATCTTCTCGAGATTATTCATGACTTCGTTGTCAAACATCTCGAATACGTCCAGCACCAGATCAAAAGAGCAGTCTACGTCATAGGTGTGCCCGTTTAATTCAAAGGAGTTTTCTATAGGCTCATTTAATTTCATGAGCAGTCCTCCTTGCTATTTTTTGCTGGTTTTCTTTGTTTTCTTCGCTTTTGCTTTTTTTACGAACGATTCAGCAACCGCACCCGATGCCTTGGCCCGTTCTTGTCCTAGACGGTCAAGCTCAGCACCCAGCAAGGTATCTACCTCATCAAATGCATGATCCAAAGCGTCAAGGTCTGGATAGCGTTCGTAAAGTTTAGCAAAGGAGCCGTCACCGAATAGCACATCATACTTAATCTCCGTCATTTTCTTTTGCATCTCAAAGGCTTCGTCAATGACTCGCTTGTTAATGACTCCTTCTTTAAGATCGTCAAACTCTCCATTATTAGACCGCTCAATCAGCTCTAACTGGTACTTGTTGAAGCGTTCTGAGATTTCCTCTTGGAGCGTTGCAAGCCGTGAGATGTTCTCTAGTGATGTATCAAATTGTAGTTCGATTTCTCCGATGTTAATCGGGATATAATTGCGTTTTAGTTCGATTGAAATAGACATGATTTTTCCTCCTTTAATGCACAAAAAAGAGCGCTACCTAAACAGATAGCGCCCAATAGTTTGATTAGACGACTGCTGAAACTTTTGGAAGGGAGTTGTACGAAATTTTGCAACCAAATTCTTCGTATTCTGCAGCAGCACCCGAACCAGCTTTAATATCAGATACGGTAGCGATTCCGACTGCTTGGTTCTTACCGTCAGCATCTACGATCTTATGCCATACAAGTCGTTCGTTACCGAGTTTGTATTTAAGACCAGCGATGTGCTTCATGGCTGGGTCTTCATTGTCGTAGGTGCCCTTTACAGTGTACGTACCTTTGACGGCAGTAACTGTAGTTTCTTCCGTTCCGTCTCCGTCATAATACGCAGTAGATGATGTTGTTTCATCCGTGTCGTCCGAAATGTCTTCGATCCATTTTGCAAGCTCCAAATAAGCAGATTTCTCTGGCTCTACTTTTGGATCAGTTACAGGAGCGATGAAATGCCCACGTAGGGCGTTTTTATAACGTGCCATATATTAATTAATTCCTTTCTTTTTGCGGTTGGAAAACCGTAATGTTTGCTTGAATATCTTGTAAATAGATGTAGTAGCCTTGCTCGTCTCTTTCATTTAGAAACGGCATTGCCACTTCTAAATTTTCGAACGCATACGATCCGTTAGCGCTTGGAATGTCTACGAATAAATCCGATAAGGCCTCATTAACTGCCCATAGGCAAGTGTTAGCTTTCTCATGGTCTTTCGTCTTAACTGCAATTTCAAACGGTAGAGATACATCTCTGGCCTCGTCCATATAGATTTTATTGATCTTTCCACCGGCTAATGGATAGACCACAAGGCTCTCGTCCTCATCTAAATAATCCATACGGGACGTAATAGGGAGATCAAGCGAATTAACGAAAGCATTAAGTCTTTCTAAAAAATCGTTTTTAGCAATCATAGTCCTAATGCCTCCCTTCCCTTATCTGCCCACTTATCGCCATACATTCCTTTGGCTTTCAAGTCCCACCGTGGACCTGTACCAGGAGTAGTGTATTTGCTAAATGTAAAGCTACGGTGCTTGTTGTAGGATGATCCGTAAAACTGCGCCCTAGCATAAACCGTGTTATACACAATCTGATTGCCAGATACGTGGCCAGAACCTCGAAGATCACCACCACGGAGAGGCACGAACCTTTCCATGTCCAACATCGCTTGGTTAGCGATAGCATACTCAGCGACTTTCTTTGCGTTTGGACCAAACTTCTTATTAATCCGTCCTAGATCAACTGTGATACTAATTCCCATTAGATCACCTCGATTTCATAAGTAAGTATTCGCTTACTTATCGGATGTCTATTCGGAATGATCTTAACAATGATGTACTCTTGATTATCTACAATCAATTTCCCATCAATGTATGATCTGTCGATTTCAAAATTGCAATAATCCGTATCAATGTACAGCACTCCAGCAAATTGGTCTGTGTGGTTCTTACTTTTTCCAGACTTCTGTGATTGTACGTGTGCGGTACTTTCATCAAAACGGCAAGGATCAATGTATAGATCGCCACCGAATGTTTCTTTTCCCCACTCATCAATGCCGACACGCTTCTTAATGATTGCTGTATCAACTAACATTCGCTTATCTATCATAAGACACCCCACTATAGCCAAATCCAGACAATTTGAGCCAGTTTTCGGCATCGAGAGATAGATTGTACTTAGATCCTTTTGAAACGCTCTGCGAGCTGTTCTGGTAGCTTACTGTGGTTCGCCCAACAGTCACGCTAGATAGAGATTGTTTTTCCTCTGCCGTAGCGATTCCAGAGCGATCTAAGTAGTAAATCTGATAAGCAATAGCGTTCTTTACTGCATCTTTGCGTAGTTTAAGGTCACTTTCAAAGTCTTTATAAGCGTAGAAATTGTGAATGTACAGGTTTACAGTCATTTCTGCGCGCTTGTACAATTCATCGAATTTGTCAATTTCATCAAAACCTAATTTAAGATATTCTGGATAGGTTAAGTAGTCCATATTCTCACCTCTTCTATAAATAAAAGAGGTTGGATTATGCCTCAACCTCTTCCGTTTCTGTAGTTTCTGTTTCTACTTTCTTCTTGCGACTGCGTTTTGGTTTTTGTTCCCCAGCCTCTGTGACTTCAATCAGTACAGTTTCACCAGGGAATACATCTGCCAACTTTTTGATTAAGTCTTTAGCTGTCGTATCGTCGAGTTCCACGACATCACCCTCTAATACTGTGATATCAAGGTCTTGAAAGAAAACATTTTTTGTTGTTTTAAAAAGCGCCAATAGCTACCCCCTTTTAAACGACTGTACCAGTTACCTTAACAATCGCTTTCTTGTTATCTTCGAGTGCATACGTACCACCTTTAGCAGCAGCTTGCAATTTAACACCGTCGAAGTCTTCTGCCTCAACTGTACGAGCAGTAGAGATACCTACGAATGGAATAATAGTTCCATCTGGCACGAAGTAAGCGACATCGCCAGATTCAAAGTATTGTTCTGGTGTTTCTACAAGGGCAAAGCCTTTGTATTTAGCAAGGCCATTCTCGTCGATAGATACGCTTGATCCTTTAGCAGAAGTATTTGCAGTCATATCTACAATTGCGTTGAACAATTCAGTACGCAAGTAAAATGTAACAGGAGCGATCACTTCGTTGTTGCTGTAGTATGCTTTGATCTTGTTAACCAAAGTACGTACAGTAGCTTCTTGCATATCTGTGAGGGCTTCTGTTTTACCTGCAGCAGTTGACAAGAATTTACCGATACGTTTGTTCATTCCGCGAGTTTGAGCTTCTGCATTCAATTTCAAGCGGTCAGCGACTGCAGCCTCGATGTTGTTATTTACTGTGTAGCGATCGATACCTTCGTGGATTGCAAGTGTGTAGTCGTAAGGTACATCTGTGTTAGTGTATTTGATTTCTTTCAACTCACCAAAACGAGATTTACCAGCACCAGTTCCAAAACCACCGTCGTTAGCATCGGTTGAGTATTCACCCATTACGACAGGAGTTCCATTGGTTTTAACTGAAAATGCAGTAGTGTTTTCTTGTACACCGTCCAAAATTTGGATAGGAGACAAAGCGTTGATAAATGCTGCATTCACTCCGAATACAGTAGCGAGCATATCACGATATTGTTTCTCGTAGCGAGCAGCAGCTAGGTTGTTATTTGGCATAGATTATGTTCCTTTCTTATTTTTTCTTGCCATACGAGGCGATAATAGCCTCAAAAGGATCAACCTTGCCCTCTTCTTTAACCGATGGTGTGCCACCGACTGAGAAGCTGGGTTTCGGTTCTTCCTTGGGTTCTTCGGGTACATTCCCGAATTGTGGGTATTTTGCAAGGACTTCTGAGATTGCATCATTGATTGTCACATCATCAGTCACCTTACTTTGAGCCAGTGCAATGACATCGTCGACAGCATCAGAGCGTACACCCAGCGTAAGAGCTGCATATTTTGCAGTCAGTTGTTGGTTTTCCAAGCGCATCGCTTCAAGTTGCTTTTCCTTGTTAGCGATCGCCTCAGATTGTTTCTCTGCTTCTGTCTTCTGTGAGTCTTTCCACTCTCTCAACTGTTCGAAGCCTTCTTTAGCACTCTTGACATCTTCAAATCCCAGGCTTTTAAAGATTTTCTCCTGTGCTTTTTTAGCTTCTTTGGCTACCAATCCATTTACTTCCTCTTGTGTAAATGTCTTAGTTTCCTCTTTTGCAACTTCGGCAGTTGCCACCTCTCCAGCATTAACAGGCTGGTCTGTTGTTTGGATTTCTTCGGACATTATTTGCCCCTCCTAAATTGTGATCTTCCATTCTTTAGCGACTGTGGATAAAGTCGAAAGCGCCCAGCGGGTAACGATCCCGCAAGAGGTAAGAAACAAGGAGGAAATAACCTCTTATCCAGAAATGAGCGCAAAATAAAAACCGCATGAATTCTCATACGGTTTCTTATAACAATTAAGTAGCAGTCTATTCCTGCTAGTCAAGATGCTGGATCACCTCCTATTTTAAAGCATAATAAAAGCACCTAGACCATTCTAAGCGCTCATTAATAATACTGTACTTCAACCCCACTCATAATGTCTGGCAAAGTTTTCCCGTTGATTGGAATAGAAATCAAATCGTCGAACGACGCTGCTTTATACTCCTCGTCACCAATCACAATAGAAATGTCATAGGCAGAATTAGGGAATATGCCACACGCTTTGCCTTGATAATCAAATGAAGCATCCCAACCATTGTCATATAATGCCTGTAAATCATCTAATATCGCCATAGTATATCCAAATTCTCCTCTCTTTCATTCTCTGATAGTTCTCTGGTGCTTCGACTGACAAATTTTCCTTTGTCGTCAAAACTATAATCGTGAGCGTGTTCACCTTTCAACCCATAAGGATGTTTATCTGGTCTACCGTGATTTGTGAAATGAACTTCTTTATTCTTCAATCCACGATCGTCATAGTACGCCCTCGCGAGAACTTCTCCATTCACACTGTCATGCTGAACAATCGTATTAGGTGTGCCAATACGCCCTGGTGGAGTATGTCCAACCGTTGAACTATTTACACTTACAATTTTACCACTTTCTATAGCTTTTTCAAGCTGTTTGCTAGCCTTTGTATAAGGATTTGCATGATATTTTTCTCTCGCATAATCACGATGAAGAAAC